GGGTCTGAGTGTTCAAACGCCAGAAGTCTCGCTCGGCGCTTCCGATGTGGCACAAATCTATCAATCCATCGAAGGCTATCGCGTTGCCCGGCTAGCGTGGGGCACTGCAAATGCGCAGCCGATTACGCTGGGCTTCTGGACGAGCCACCACAGGCCGGGCCTTTACAGCGGCACTGTTCTCAACAGCGCCGGCAATCGTTGCTATGCCTTTACCTATACGCAGAGTGCTGCTGACGTAGGTCAGTACAATGTCGTCACCATTCCGGGCGACACAGCAGGCGTCTGGGCTACCGACAACACGGTTGGAATGAATGTTGTTTTTGCGCTGGCGGCAGGCTCTAGCGCAACGGCACCATCGGCAAATACCTGGTTGGCAGCAAACTATTCCGCTGCGCCAGGACAGGTGAATGCGGTTGCTGCGACATCCGACGCCTTCCGCATCACCGGCGTCGTCGTCCTACCCGGCATCGAGGCGCCATCCGCCGCGCGCTCGGCATTCATCATGCGGCCGTTCGATCAGGAATTGGTGACGTGCAAGCGGTACTGGGAAAGTTCATGGAATTATGGGGTGATTCCGGGTGGTTGGACGGCAGGGCTTGACCAGCTTGTGTTTGCCCACTCTTCGGGTTCGTTTAGTCAGGTCGTCCCGTATGTTCAGAAGCGAGCGGTTCCAACTGTCACGATTTTTGACAATGTAGGCGCCGCCAATAAGGTGGCATATTACGCTGCTGGGTGGGCGTCGGGCGGTGCTATATCTGGCGGCGCATTCGCGAAAGACAAATTCGCGTTTGTACAGCATGGAATAGCCGGCTCGATTTTCACTAACTTCGCGTATACCGCAGACGCGAGGCTATGAACATGTCCGAATATCAACTCACTGCGACTGACGTCATCATCCGCACCGCAGACGGCGCGTGCATTCCCAACGATCCAGCCAATCGCGACCGCGCCGAGTACGAGCAATGGCTGGCCGATGGCGGCGTGCCCGATCCCTATGTGCCGCCAGAGCCGGTGCCGCCCGAGCCCGCGCCGGAAACGTCCGTGCTCTACGACCATGAGAACCGACTGCGCGCGATCGAGGGCGCGCCGCCGCTGACGCTCAAGGAATTTATTGCGAAGACCCTGACCTCGGCAACGATCACGCTGACATGACCACCATCGGCACGCTAGTTGCGTTCGAAGCATCGGTCTTTGCACCGACCGTTGACGCTACTGCACCGACTGTCGATGCCAGCACGCCGACCGTCGACGCACTCAACGAAGGTGACGTTGCATCGTTTGTTGGTGCGGTCGCTGCTACGGCCTGGACCGGCGTGCTGGCTGCGACCGAGTCCGCAGATATTGGGTCATTTGCCGCGACAGTCGTAACGCTCGGCTCGCTCGCCGCAACGGAAGGGGCCGATGTATTTGCGGCAACCGGTACCGTTGCGTCGGCCGGCGAGATCATCGGTTCGCTCGAGGCTGGCGAGGGCGGGGACACCGCGGCGTTCGCCGGTGTCGTGCCGGTCCCGGTGGTCGTTGTGGTCGGCGGCGGGGGCTACTATCCGCCCGAGCGGCCCCTCCTGGTCGAGGGCACCGGTTACGGCATCCTGCCGCGGCTCGAGGGCGAGGCGCATGGGGTTGTGGTTGGCGCCCGCGCCGCAACGCCGGTTCGGATCGAGCCTCGGGCTGTAGCCACCGAATCGGCCGGTATCGGTGCGGCGCGGTTGTCAATCAAGGCGGTGGCAACCGGCAATCATGGCCGGATCGGCGCCGGGATTGTGATGCTCCGAGCCGGTGCTGTGGGCTCAGGAGTCATCGGTACGCACGGCAAAGGTTCAGCCATGGTCGCTAATCTCATGGGCACTGGTTCCGGGCAACATGACGACGACGAGGCCGCCGCTATCGCATGGATGTTGGCAGCATGACCATTCCCGGCCCAGGATATTCGCTGCTCGATGGTCTCGGCACCTGTCTTGCGGTCGCGCAGCGGGCGCTCCTCGAGGTGCGGGCGCTCGCACGAATTCCAGGGCCAGAGGGCAAGCGCGGGCCGACCGGCGAGCGCGGGGAAGCCGGCAAAACCGGACCGGCAGGGCCGGCGGGACGTGCCGGCATCGATGGCAAGGACGGCGAGCCCGGCCCACAGGGCAAGCCAGGCGTCCTGCCGGTGGCGCGCGACTGGTCACCCGGTATCGTCCACTACGCGGGCACCGTCGTCGCCCATGCCGGCGCCAGCTTCCAGGCTACCCGCGATACCGGACAAGCGCCGGGTCACGCGGATTGGATCTGCCTGGCGCGGGCCGGCCGCGATGCCGCGATGCCAACGGTGCGCGGCACCTTCGCCGATGGCGAAACCTACACGGCGCTCGACATCGTCGCGCTCGGCGGCTCGAGCTTCATTGCGCGCCGCGATGGGCCAGGCGTCTGTCCGGGCGAGGGCTGGCAGCTCATCGCCTCGGCCGGCAAGCCCGGCAAGCCCGGACCAAAGGGCGACGACGGGGCTCCTGGCGCGCGTGGCGAACGTGGTTCCACCGGGCCAACCATCATCGGATGGCGCATCGACCGCGAGGCCTACACGGCGCAGCCGGTGATGTCCGATAACAGCAAGGCGCCGATGCTGGAGTTGCGCGCGCTATTCGAACAGTTCCACGAGGCGCGCTGATGGCCGATATTTGGGTCAAGGTGCTGACGCCGGCCGACAGCTATGCGCTCGTCACGCTGGATGAGGTCAAGGTCATCCTTGGCCTGCCGCCGGCCAATACCAGCGAAGACACGCAACTGCAGATGTGGATCGACCAGTACAGCGATGTCATCGCGACGATGTGCCAGCGCGTATTCGCCTACGAGCAGGTCGCCGAAACCTGGCGCGGCGACGGGTCGTTCGACAGTCCGCGCCTGTTTCTGACGCACTATCCTGTCGCCGATGCCGATGTCGTCTCGGTGGAGTCGCCGCGGGGAAATGTCCTCGACCCGGCGAGTTACGAGGTCGAGCCACAATCCGGCAAGATGCGCATCGACGGCGCTTGGACCGATCCGGTCACCGTGACCTATAGCGGCGGTTATCTGCTGCCCGACGCCGCGCCGCCGGCACTCAAGGCGGCGACCATGCTATTGATCCAGGCGGCGCGGATGCAGCAGCGCTTGAACGCCACCGGCGGCGTCCGATTGGTCCGGCATGGCGACACGATGGTGCAATATTACGATCCGCTGCAGGTGCTCGGTAAGGCCGCACCCACTGCGCCATTGCAGGCGGCAACCGATACGGTTACCGGCTTGCTTAGTGCCTACGTGCGCATTTTTGTATGATTTCGTCGTGACTGGATGAAAGAGGCGTGGTGTCATGACCATCGACTGTAGCGAGCTGCTCTACGACCCGGTCTATGCGGTGATCGGCGTGCCGGCGGTGCTGATCGTGGCAGGGAGCGATGGCGCCGAGGTAGCGATCACCGTGATCGACGACACGCGGCCCAACGTGCTGCCGATCGCAGCCGGGGGCGGCACGCCGGCGGAGGTGCGCAGCGTCGGCCCTGGCGCTTTTGCCCGCATTCCCGAGCTCGCCGAAAAGGGCATAGCGCGCACCAACTATGCCGATGCGGTGCTGGCCTTCAACGGCCGGACCTGGATCGTTCGTTCGTGGGAACTGCGTGGCAGCCCGAATGGCGAGGACATGGGCGAGGTTAGATTCGCATTGAAAGCCAACTCCGTTGGTTGACGTTCGCGAGGACATCTTGGCCCGGCTGCTCGTGGTGGTCGCGAGCATTCCGAATATTAAATTTGCCCAGCGCAACAATATTGAGATCCCGGAAGACCAATTGCCGGCGGCGCTGGTGTTCGACGGCGACGAGGAAACCAACGACGCGTCCGACTTGTCGATGCGGCCCGCCAACCGGCCGACCATGGTTCGCATGCACCCAGAAATCGTCATCGCACAGCAGGCCGACGAGGTTGGTTCCGATCTGACCACCTTGCGGCGGGAGCTGATCAAGCGGGTGATGACCGACACCGTGCTCAACGAGCAGATCGTCAAGACCGGACGGAATGGCAACGGCGCAATTCGCTATCTCGGCTGCCGGACCGACCTCGGCTTGGGCCGCTCGCTACAAGGGGCGCTGCTCGCTGAGTTCATGTTCAAGTACGCACTCAAAATAGAGGATCTATGAGCCATGCCATCGACGTCACCGAACGTTCAGAACTATCACATTGGCAAAGGCATCGTCAGTTTCAAGGAAACCGGCGGCGCCGCCTATGTCGACCTCGGCAACGCACCTAAGTTCATCTACACGCCGGCGGTCACCAAAAAGGAACACTTCTCGTCGCGTGAAGGCATCAAAACGAAAGATTTTACCGCCATCACGCAGATCGGCGCGACGATAAAAGTTACGCTCGACGAGATCACCGGGGAAAACCTCGCCATGTTCGCGCTCGCTACGATGGACACCACGACGCCGGACATCGTCACCTTGTCGGGCCTGTCGAAGGCCGAGTTCATCGGCGACATCAAGGTGGTCGGCACCAACGACATCGGCCAGCAGGTCGACTTCGACGCCACTGTCTCGTTCATCCCGTCCGGGGATTTCAGCTTTATCACCGACGCCGACGACTTCACGGTGATCGAACTCGAGGCCGAGGTGATGAAGGGCGCGGCCGGCGACTTCGGCGTCTGGACCATCCGCGACGGCGTACCGCCTACGGGACCGTGAGGGAGATCGGCATGGCAGATTTATTGGACATCGCACCGTCGACCGCGGTCGAGGTGGTCAAGATCGACGGCAACAGGATCATCGTGCGCGGCCTGCATGGTGATGCCATCGCGGCGATCGTGGCGCGCTTTCCCGAACTCGCCACACTGCTCGGCGGCATGGGTAGTGATATCGGGGCGCGGCTGATCGAGCGGTTCGGCAATGCCATCGGCCCAATCATCGCGGCCGGCTGCGGGCATCCCGGCGAGGAAAAATACGAGCAGCACGCCGCCACGCTGCTGGTGGAATATCAGTTGAGATTATTGAAAGCTATTATCGGGTTGACATTCCCAAACGGAATAGCCGCCTTCGTCGAGACGCTGACGAGCGTCCTCGGCGCAACGGACGAGGCGGCAAAGACAGTCAAGGTCCGCTTACGGAAATCGCCATCGCCATCACAGCCCTTATCCGGCGCGGCTTCCCGCCCGCCTTTGCAATGACGCTGACGCCGCGGCAGATCGCGGCCTATCTCGAATTCAGCGATCAGCTAGATCGCATCGAGCACGCCGACGCGCTGACAATCGCCGCGCTTGGTGCGCAGGGCGAGGGCCAGGATATCAAGAAGACGATCAAGGAATGGGGCGGGTGACTGAAAATGCCCGCTAAATTCAAGGTCAAGGTGGCCTCGCCCGCCTGGATCAAGATGATCCGCGAAAAGGAACGGCCGGTGGCCACGGCTGCGGTTGCTGCATTGCGCGAAACCGCATCGGAGGCGGTTGACGAGGGACGCAAAGACATCGCAGCCGCGGGGCCGGGATTTAGACATGCTCAATGGGTCTCGGGTTTGCGCTTTCGAATGCTGGGGGCGACCAAGGGCGGCGAACCATCGCTGGACGCCAAGGCCACTATTTCGCATCGGTACGGCATCGCCGGCGTGTTTGAGTTTGGCGCGACCATCCACGGCAAGCCGCTGCTGTGGATACCGACCAAAGCCGGCGCTCCGGCGCCCAGCAAGTCAGGGAAAAAACTGGTGTCGGCCACCGTTGGCGGCAAGCCGATGTTGTTCGATGCCAGTGACCACGACCCTCATCGCAAGCCACTCTACATAGGGGTTCATTCGGTCACCATCCCGAAGAAATTTCACGTTATCGAAATCGTCAAGCAACACGCCGCGCAAATCGAGCAGGCGTTCATCAAGAACTTCAAGGACGACATCTAGGACGCCATGCCCAAACTGTCGGTGGAAATTCAACTCGATGGCGCGAAGGAAATAGAGCAGCAACTTGCTGGGATCAGCAAGGCCGGCCAGCAGTGCTTTGCCGATATCAGCAAGGCGGCCGAGCAGGCCGGCGGCTTTGCCAAGCTCGATCCGGCGGTGATCGAGCAAAAATTCAAGCAGCTCGGCGTCGTCGTACCGGCTGAAATGGCCAAGATCAAAGCAGCCCTGCAATCCTCTGCAACTTTGGAAGCCACCGTCCTCGGCGTTGCAAATTTGGAGAGAGGCTTCAAGAACACCACCATTGCGGCAACGTCGGCGACGGGTGCATTAGGCCTGACCAGGGGCGAAGTTGGCGCCCTGGGCAAGGCTCTGCGCGCAGTCGATCTAGGCGGTTTCGGCCGGGAACTTGCCCTGGCGAGCCGCGTCGGCGGTGCTTTTGGCCCGGTGGCAATAGGCATTACTGCGGTCGCCGTCGCCATTGTGGGCGGGGCTGCCGCTTTGATCAAGTTTGCTACAGAAGCAAGCGCGACCGAAAAATCTCTCACTCAATTACAGAAGGTTAGTGGCGTATCGTTTAAAAACCTATCGTCTTTGCAACAAGTGTTTGAAGGCGGTGGAACATCGGTAGCCAAATTTGCGGAAGAATTTGGCAATCTATCGGAGAAGATCGCGGCGTCTGGACAACAGAAGGCGATGCGCGATGCCGGCAAGGCTACGGTGGACTGGGCCAATGATATCGATCAAGTAACGTATAAATTTCGGCTCCTCGCCGATGGCGCTACCGAACCGTTTTCGCCGCTGACCACCTTGGACACCAAGGTCAAGGCACTGCTGGAGACGCTTTCCAAGGTGGATGCAGCGGATCAATGGTCAAGGCTTGCCGACATCTTCAAAAATCTCGATAGCGAACTGGAGCGAGTACAGCTCGGCAAGGCGCTCGGTCTATCGCCAGAAACGATAGCGACATTGAGCCAAGGCAGCCGGGTGCTCAGTCAATTGCAGACGCAGGCCGGACAACTTGGCTTGACGCTTACGAGCAGCAACCAGGCGGCACTGCAGCAAATGTCGCAGCAGTGGAATCAGTTTTCTGGCCTGTTGTCCGCATTCTTTCAAAAGATAGGCGCGTTGGCAGCGCCGGCCTTCGGCCAGATGTTGGGCATTTTTACCCAGGTGATGCAGCAGATTGTTTCTGATTTCCAGAACCTGCCGCTCGACCAAGCAATCGGCAATCTCGGCCAACGGCTCGGCCCGGCTTTCGACGCGATCGGCAACATTTTAGGGCCGATCATAATCTCAATAGGGACTTCGCTAGGGGAAGCTCTCGGGAGGGCTTTTGTAAGATCAGTACAGGCCTCTATAAGCGAGGGGCTTGCTAATATGGCAAATAAATGGGGCTTCGGCGGCGGCTCGTCACCGAGCAGCGGCAGCGGTGGCGGTGGCGGTGGCGGCTTTGCGGGTGGTGGGCTACTCGGCGGGCGCGGCAGCGGCACCTCGGACTCAAATCTCGCCTGGGTCTCGCGCGGCGAGTATATCGTGCCGGCGCGGGCAGTGGCGCAGCCGGGCGTGCTGGCGTTCCTCGAAGCACTGCGGCTCGGCATGGGCCATTTTGCGCTCGGCGGCATGGTGCGCGGGCCGCTCGGCCTGCCGTCATTTGCCGGCGGCGGCATGAACAACGTCACCATCGCATTTCCGGGCCTACCCGAGATCGCCGGCCTGCGCGCCTCGTCCGGCGTGGTCGATGAATTGCACAGAGCCGCGGCCATGGCGCAGGTGCGCTCGGGCGGGCGCAAGCCGAGCCGGTTTTCCTAATGCCCGCTTATACCTTGCTGGCGATCGACGGCATCGATTTCAGCCAATACGCGGTGCGCGGCATCACCATGACGCTGGCGCCGATCGACCAGGCAAAAAACTTGGCGCGCGATTGCCGCGGCGCCCTGGTGGACATCTCGGTCGCACAATTCCGGCAATACAAGGTAACGATCACCTGTACGGATCACGAGGTGCCGGAGCTCACCGGCGTCTGGCCTGGGATGGACATCACCATCACCTGCATTCCCGGTCTCGGCGCCGCCAATATGACCGGCGATGTGCTGACCATTCTTGCCAAGGTAACGTCCTGGAATACGTCGCGCGATGAGTGGGCGGCTGAAGTGGCGTGGCAGCTCGAAGCGGAGCAACGAGCCTGATGTCGGCGGGAACGCCCTATTTTGCCTGGATAGATCCCGGCGAGACGGTGTTCGGCCCCGAACATCTGCGCTGGGACGAAGATATATTTTCGTTCGACTTGAGGCAGGCCGAGGGCGATCCGGCGAGCCTGACCATCGTCGTGCGTCGGCCGCGCAACGACGCCGGCGCTGCGATCGGATTGCTCGGTCCTGGGCGCAGGATATGGGCTTGGTTCGCGCTCGACTGCGGGCCTGACCTGATCAGATTCCGCGGTCGGCTCGTCGGTGTTCCGACCAGTATATTCGAAGAGCTGGTGACGCTTGAATTCGTCGCGCGGCCGATCGATCTGGTGGCCCAAAAGACAGCGCTCGCAGATTCATTGCGCGTGCTGCCGTATTACGACGAGGTGGTGATCGATCCGACGCGGCGCACCGATCCCGAAGTCGTGCTCGAGGGTTACAGCAAGCTTTGGCATTACGATCGAGAGACCCACGTCCTGACCGTGTCGGACGAGATCATCGGCGAAGACGGACTCGTCGAGTTCGATGGCGAGGTGCTCTATGACGGCCTTGGCCTAACGCTCACCAGCGGGCCGCTGGCACGCGTCGATGTCAGCGCCGAATACACCTGGACACAATCGGCGCAAGGAGGCGTCGATCTGACCAACTACCTGATCGACAATTGGCCGGACCGGTATAAACGCTATATCACGTCATACACCTTGACGGCCGATAACTGGCCGAAGGCGGGGGCCAGCATAGGCGATGGTTGGGTCGTCGCCGACGCAACCGCCAGCACGCCGTATAGCACCGAGGTGAAAAGCGTTACCGTGGGCAGCAACTTGACGGTGACGTTCCCCGATACTTCCTGGTTCGGCCCTTCGAGCCATACCACTGTGTTTAGCGAAACGACAAGCTATGTGGATGCGCCGATCGGGTTGGGTTTTCCCGAACTGGTGACCAACGATACTATCAACGTCCAGAAAAACTCGAACAGCCGCAGCTATTCGGCCACAGCTGCCTTTTTGCCGTTGAACTACACCACAGTCACGCTCTCGGCAGCATACACGGCGAACCGGCAATGCACCGAGATCGTGTCGCTCTCGCTCTATGCCGATGTGCAGCACGTCTTGACCGATCCAGATGATGGCGAGGCGCTGCTGATCAATGACATCAAATCGGTAAACCTGAGCGAAATGACTGATACCGGTGTGCCGATCGGCGATCCACGGCGCCGGTCTTATATCGCGACCGCGCGCGGCAATCAAAGCGTCGAGCATCTTATCGCGTTGGCCCGGGCGCATCTGTTGCAACGAGCGCGGGTCGTGGAAATCGCTTTTGTCCCTAGACTGTCGCGCATGCCGGAAATCACGCTGCGCAAGAACGCCTTTCTGGTCGAATCGCGTGTCGGCGAGGCGCTCGGCAAGATCATCGGATATTCGCTGGCATTGGACGGTTCGGACGGTCGGATCAAATGCGAGGTTCGCATCGGCTGCGCGATCGGTCATGGCGGCTCGGCCATCGCGTTCGGCGGCACGCCGACTTATTGCAGCGTCGACTATACCGGTACCGAGTATCAGCAGTTCGTCGGCCGAACGGTCCTTTTCGATTCCTCGGTTGGCTATCAGCCGCCGAATGCAAATCCGAACGACGACGGAATCGAGTTCCTCTCCACTCTCAGGGCGCAGGATGTAATCCAGAACGGGCTCATCGTCGACAATCCGGCCTCGGTGCAGGCGCCTATTTTGCTTCGCGCCGGAGAATTTGGCTCGGTACCGATCAGCGGCGCAGACCTTGAACAGATGAAGACGATTCCTGTCGCGCGGTCCACGGCCGTCAATAACGCAATGAAAGATTGCGAAACCCGCGCGACCTTCAAGCTCAAAAGCATGTCGCGGCAGTTTTCAAGCAACTACCAAGTGCAAGTCACCGATCTGTATATTCCGACCGGCTATAACCTGGAGGTGATATAATGAATGGCTTCGAGGTTATCGTCCGGCCAGTCGTGTTTCCCAACATTCGGCCATCCGCTGCGAGAGCGCTGGTGCCGGAGGCTAATCCCGATTCGGGCATCGCTGTTCTCAATGGATTGGGTGGCAAGCTACTCGATCTTCCGCGCAGTTGGAGTGTCAGCGTTTCACACAGAGGCGCGCAGCAGGAAACCAGACGGCAGTACGACAAACAAAAGGTCTATCAGAAGAAAGACGATGGCACCATCAATAGGGACAACTTCGTCGAGCTCGAACGCTTGACCAAAGTCAGGTTTGATGGTGGAGACGACCAAGGCGCGATAAAGGTGATTTACCATCAACCGCCGGGTGCCGACAATGTCGAGACGACGGCAACAAACCTGACCCGATGACGATCGTCTTCGTAACCAGCGGCGCCTGGGGTGCCGGCACCGGCACGCCGAACAGCGCGGCCCAGGTCGACGGCAACTTTTACGATGTCGACCAGCGCATCGTCGGCTTGAATTCGGCGCTCGCCGAAGGCAAGCGCATCGATTCCGTCACCTATACACCCAACAGCATGACGTTCCACTTCACCGATGGAACGTCGCAAGTCATTCCGCTACCGGTCGCCGTCGTCACATATATGGGGCAGTGGACCAACGGCACGCCTTATACGGTTAGCCACATGGTCTCGGTTCGTGCCCTCGGCATGTACCAGGTGCTCATCAATCACACGACGCCGCCATTGCCGGCGGCTTTCGATCCAAATGCGACCGACGGCAGCGGGCATCCGCTCTATTCGTTCTGGATGCCGCTCTACGATGTGAATTACGACGCGGCGATCTTCGTGCCTGGAAGCGTTCAGCGCACCGCGGGCGAGGCGCTGTTCCAGGCCGTTGCCGGCCGGACCATGCAGCTGGTGAGCGGTGATGCACATGCCTACGCCTATCTGGATGTCGGCATCGGCGCCGGCACCGACATCATTATCTCGATCCAGAAGAACCGGGCCGAGATCGGCACCATCACGTTTGCGGCTGGCGGCACGCTCGATGCCGGCGGCGGTCAAGGCGGAACCTTCAATATCCCGGCTACCGTGGACCTTGCCGAAGGCGACAGTTATGCGCTGCGGGTGACGGCTTCCAACAACGCGGGAGCTAGCGGCCTGTCTGTGACGCTGCCATTCCTGCGCACGGACATCTAATGCCCTACTCCCAGGATGTGCTGACAAATATCTTCAATGTGCAATGGGGCGCCGGCGACGTGATTGTCGTATTCATGGAGATTTCGCCTTTTGATCCTCAATTGGATTTTGATCTGAAATTGCCGGGTTCGGATGCCAAAGCGACGTTTTTAAGTAGTTGGACGACCCCTACATACAGCACGGACCCAGCGCCGTTGAAGAATTCCGCCTACTCGGTATCGGCGAATGTCGGTGAATTTCTGGAGTCGATAGCGCCAGCACCGCCGGAAGGCCTGGATTTCAATGGTGCGCAGTTGGGTGTGTTCGTGTTTGCTGCTTTGGATACAGATCCGGCTGGCGGCTTGGCTCGCGCCACCGCCGGCACAAAACTAATAGCGCCACTTTTTATCGTGAATGCATTGAACGCTGATTTGACCTCCGAGATAGCACCACCGGGATTGCTTTGGGGTATCGAAACCGGCGTCATGGCTACGGAAGTCACCATGACATGGAAGATGCGATTTGGCGAGCATAGAGCCGCCGAGCCTCCACCACCTCCTCCTAATGGCATGGTGCAATGTTATCCGCTTGTTTCTTCGCACGCCGGATACCTTGGCGATATCGCGGTAACCTATTCCGGTTATTACTTGCTTGCATATCGGTTAGATGTGGACGGAACAGGCGATGTTTATTCCGAGTTCGCAAATCCGTCTGAATGGAATGTACCCGTAACGGACTCTTCCGACCCCGACGGGGGCAACGGCATCCCGTTTGGCGACCCGCCACCCCTGATTTCCGCCGATGTGAATTAGAATGCTCGTCTGTAACGTCAGCCAGTTGCGACGGCGGGCCGCAATCCTGGCCGATGTCGCCGAGGCCGCCGCGGCGCTGGACGCACCGGGCACCGGGAACGTCGTTTTCGCCACACTGGTCGACGACCCGGCCTCGGTGGGCGAGCACGTCGATGCATTTCTCGGCCAGATCATGGTCGAGGCGGCGAGCGCTGCCGCCACAGTCAATACGGGGCTGCTCTACGCGGTTGGGATCGTCGAGGCGGCGAGCGCGATTGACTCGGCTTTAGCTGGCCGACAAATGATCGCCGCGGTGGCGGAAACGATTGTCGCTAATTCCGTGCAAGATGCCGCGCTCATGGGCATAAGCGCGGCGGTGGTGGAGGCGGCGACCGCGGCCGATGCACCCGATGCTTCTGTAATTGCTGGCGTGCGCTTTGAAGGTGCGCTCGCGCTCGATGGGCCGATCATGCCTGCGACCCCGCAGCCGACCGTGATCTTTATCGAAGGTTGATAGATGGCCTATTACGATCTCGCCTGGTACTGCAACGCCGGTGATCAATCGACCACTGGGTACTATGCGGTCACGAAATGGGCGACAGGCGCGACGATCGCGGCCGGCGCCCTTCGTCGGCAGAATACGGCTCCTGCAGTCGGCAGCGAGCGCGTGTTTGTTTGTATCGTCGCTGGCACCACCAATGCTACGACCGAGCCGACCTGGGTTTTAACCCGTGGGGCGAAGACGACGGACAACACGGTCACTTGGCAGGAATGCACGGGCGCGTCTGCGGTCAACGGCGATCTGACCAACACACCGACATGGTCGCAAGCAAGGGCGATTAACACAGCCGTCACGCTCGGCGCAATCATCCAGCGCAACAACGGCGCGAGCTACTGGATATGCAGCACGGCGGGAAGCGTAGGCGCATCCGAGCCGGCTTGGGCGAACAACACTGCGGGTACGACACAGGCTGACAGCACTGTAACGTGGACATGCTTGGGCGTGGTGGGCAACTTCACCGGCGGACAAGCCCCGCACGCGCGGGTGCAGAACGCTTGCACCGCGACTTGGTGGGTTGCTGGTAACACGATCTACATTGGCGACAACCACGCCGAGTCGCAGGCAACGGCAATCACGATCACGCCTGCGCTTACTACTGCGACCATGAGCCGGATAATCTGCCATAACCATTCCGGCAGCTACCCGCCTACGTCTGTCGCGACCGGTGCGACAATCTCGACTACCGCGGCACTTAACCTAACTTTTAATCCGAACACAGGTGGCATTTATATTTACGGCATTACGTTTCAGGCGGGGGTGGGCTCATCCGGTGCTGCGCAGATTCTTTTGACGCCAGCCGGTGCGTTTTATTATTTTGATAATTGCGGCTTTAAGATTGCGACCACTCTTGCAAGCGCACAAGCGGTTCAATTGAATGTCGCCAATGCTGCCGGTGCCATGACATGGAACAATTGCACGGTGAGCTTTGGAGCCGTCCAGCAATTCATCGACGTTGGAGTCGTCAATTTTACTTGGCAGAATAGTGGGCAAATATTGGCGAGCGGATCGTCGGTGCCGACAAATCTTTTCAATTGGTCCAGCACTAGTCGTTTTGGAATTATGACATTGGAGGCGCTCGATCTGAGCCAGCTCACTGGTGGTCTTGTCGGCAATGCGCAGTCCTCTGAGCAGAGCAATTTCGTAGTCAAGGATTGCAAGCTGAACGCTTCGATGTCGGCGCCCGCTCCCGCGGCCCTGGCGCAGGTCATTCAGATGGTCCGTTCCGACAGCGGAGCAACCGGTTACAAGTCCGCCCGCTATCAATATGAGGGCGCCGAGACGACCGAGACCGCGATCACGCGCGTCGGCGGCGCAAGCGATCCGACAGGGCAAGCGCAATCGCGCAAGATCGTCACCACCGCCAACTCGCAGTGGCTGC